GCCTTCAATGGTTTTGGCAGAAATCGATAGCCCATCTCGCCATAGGCCATCATTCTTTTCCGTCGTTCTTCTTCTTGTTTCTTGAGTGCCTCCGGCATTTTTGCGATGAAGCGACGACCGAAATCCATCGCACCTCTTGCCATGTCTGCGGCGGCCCTGCCTTGAATTTGCCCCTGACGCCAATCGATGGTGCGCTGCCGAATAAATCGCCCAACATCTTGTATCTGTTCTTGAACTGCCGGAGCTCCGCGAAATGCTGCGCCAGCAGCAAGACCCGCAGCTACCAATGGATGCTGAGCTGCAACGCCGAGCGCAGCCATGCCCACCGGTGCTCGTCCAGCCATCGCCCCTACGCTAACCGCCACTCCGCCTCGACGTTCCCTTATCGTTCGCGACTCATTTTCAAGAGCTCGTATCGCCGTCAATAATGCCCTGATTCGTTTCTTCTGCTCCTCAAGAGCTTCTTTCGTATATCCTACTCCTGGATAAGCCTCGGCAAGCCATGGCGTGCCTTGGATCGCGAGGTCTTCCAAGATGAATTGCCGCATTTCTGCCTCTAGTTTCTTTCGTTCACGCCTTACTCTCGCAGCATCTTTGGCTTCGGGAATAATCGTTTGCAACTGGTGCAGTCTTTTCAGGCGATCATACTGCTGCCCCATTGCTTTGAGCTCTTCTTTCCTTGCAGTCAGGCGTTCGTTGTATATCCGCAGAGATTGCTGCTCTAATCGTTGGTACCTTGGCGACAACAACACGGCCCTCAAACCGTGTTCTCTGAACATCTCCCTGGCTTCGACGGCGCTGGCTAGTTCTGTCCCTTGCATTTGCCTTTGCCGTTCAGTGAATTCGTCGGCAGCATTCTTCAATCTGAGAATTTCTTTGGTTAATTCTAAAACCAATTCTCCCCACGCTTGCCACGCGGGCCGTCCTTCATCGAGAGCTTTTGTGATGTTTGCGATTCTATCTGCAACGTTTTCAAGTTTTTCAGTTAACATGGGAAGTATCTCATTACCAACCGTTATGCTGAGACCTTCCCATGCTGACTTGAACCGCGTAATCGAGTTGACGAGACCTTGCTCTTGGATCTCCCGCAACTTCTCGGCTTTGCCCGTTACATCAACATATAGATCGCGGTATCGGCGCCATTCATCGCCGCCTGCCGACAACATGGCCAACATGCCAGCGGCTGCTCGAGCGCCGAACGCTTGCGTCATATAGGCTGTTTTCTGATTCTCTGTATAATCCCGCATTGCGTAATTCAGATCATCGATGATGTCTCCCATCTGTTTCATTTTACCCATCACTGTAGACGTGCTGACGCCCAATTTTTTGAATATCTTGTTAGCCGCTTCACTACCGCCCGACAATCGTATGATCGCCATGCGCATTGAGGTGCCCGCAAGCGATGCCTGGATGCCCGCGTTGGACATAATCTGGATCGAGGTTACTAAATCTTCCAATGATATGCCCGCTGATTTGGCCACGGGGCCAACATATTTCATTGCTTCGCCAAGTTGCAGCAAATCGGTGTTGGCCGTCGTGAATGCTGTCGCGAGCACGTCGACGACATGTTCTAGATCCTCAGCCTGCAATCGCATGCCTGCCATGATTTTGGCTGCAATGTCAGCGGCTTGTCCAACCTGGAGCTGCCCTGCCGCTGCAAGATTCAACGTCGCTGGCATAGCGGCGATGATTTGATTTGCGGAGTATCCGGCGAGGCCAAAAAATTGCATCGCCTCAGCGGCTTGTGTAGCAGAAAAAACCGTCGTTTGTCCAAGCTGCTTAGCTGTTGTTTGTAACCGAAGAAAATCCGACCCTGTCGCTCCTGTCAACGCTCGTACTCGATTCATCGATTTCTCGAATCTGGCCGCCGCCACGACCATCGAGGTGAATCCGCCGATGATAGCGGCGGGACCAACCCAGCGCACGGCGAACCGGGTCATGTCGCCGAGCGTGCGTTTGAACGAATCGCCGACCTGCCGGATGCCAGCGATCGCCCGCTTATTTGACGCAGACAGGATTATCGCGGCTTCACCAAGCTTCAATGCCATGTTAAATCCCCTTCGCCTCCCGGTCCGCTTTGATCTCGCGGCTGATCCGTTCCGCGTCCTTCGGTGACACGCCGCGGATCACGCCGGAACCCAAGCGCTCTTTCGGATACGTCAACGTCTTGATCTGATACAACGTCATCTCGCCCACCTGCTCCGGCGTCATGTGGTACTCGCTGGCGAAGTGTCGGCAGATCCGTCGCCAGGGGATGACTCCCCCTTCTTCGTCTCGCCCGTCGCCTCGATCGTGGTCGACGACGGGCCAGTCGAGTTTCCCAATTCGTCCTCGCCGGACGCGCGGTTCAACTGTTCCTGCATTTCCTGCAAGATCTGTTGCTGCGCCTGCGGTTCGGCCTCCTCCTCCCTGAACAAGTCGGACGAGACCAACGATTGCATCCGCTCCTCGATGTCCTTGTAAACGCCATCGCGGATCTCCTCCAAAGTCACCGAACCGTTCTCCTGCTTGACCTGCAGCCAAGTCACGTAGACTGTGCCTTCGAGCGAATCCATCCATTCCTGCGCGTCCTTGAAGCTGACCGACTTCACGCGGCACGCCTCGGCCATCGCGACCTGCAACATCTGCTGCTGCAGATCCGGCTGCTCGGCGAGCGCCGCCCAGTTGTCTTTCACGATCTTGATCGGGTTGGGACGCAGCCCGAGCATGTGCTGCTCGATTTGCGCGTAGTCCTTCCCCCGCAATGCCCGGGCCTGGTATTGTTTGCCCCCGATGGTCATCGGGACCGGGGCCGCGAACATCCTGGAAGCACCGTCCATTCCACACCTCCCGGCAGGATGTCAGGTTTCAGTTGTCATGTTACGTCGGGTCGGTGATCGCGCCCGAGCTCTGCCACGTGGCCGACCAGCCGACCTTCTCGCCCGTGTCGCCGTCGACGTCGTACGAGATGCCGGTGATCTGGCACGGTACCGTGAAGTATCGGTCCGAACGGGTCGGCACCGTGCCCGTCGTGGACAAGTACAACAACAGAGTCACGGGCTGCGTGCCCGGGCTGTTCTCGATCCGTCCGGCGTAGAGGAAGTCCTCGATCGTCTCACCGGACGCGAAATCGTAGGCGCCCTCGATCGTGCCGGTCGCGAACCGCTGGCCGACGTTGCCGAGCTTCCACCCGTCGCCGCCGAAGATGCCGAACTGCGACGCCTCGACGCTGTCGTCCATCGTCCAATGGTTGGCGTAGGCGATCGTCTTGCCGCCCACGATCACCTGTCCGAACTTGCCGCTCTGGGATGCCATGTGTGATCCCCCTTCTATTTCGGGATATTAGTTGTCTCACACACGGCCGTCTGGTTGTCGTCCGTCCTCTCTGTTTACTAGGCGATCCCGGCGACCACGATGTCGTAATCGATGTCGCCGCCGCTCGCCGCGCTGCCGTCGTGGTCGATCCGCAGCACATCTCGACTACCCGCCAGGACCCGGTGGCCGTCCCGGGGTGCCGTCAGCAAGATAAACCCGCCGGACCGCAGCCTCATCTTGGCCGTCTGGCTGTTATCCAGGAACGAACCCCACGCGTTCGACGCCGCGGCACCGACCAACAAGTCTTGGCCGGCGATCGTGGTCCACGTCGAACCGGTCGGCTGACCCTTGTTCTGGATGAACAAGAGTTTGATCTGGGTGAATGTCAGCGTGTTGCCGAACACGTCTTCCAATCCGCCGGCGAGGTCCAGATCGTCCGTGCCGGTCGCCAGCGTCAGCCGCCGCCGGTCATGCCACATCGCGTTGCACTGCAGGTTCCCCGTGCCATTGGTGAACTCGAGCAGCGCGCGCAAACTGTTGTCGTCTCGGACTGTGGCCAAGTCCACGACGTCCTGGTAGTCCCAGTCGATGAACGACTGGGGCTTGATCGTCAGGCTTGTCGCCATGTCATCGCGCCTCCTCGTAATAGGCGTTGTACGTGATCACGGCCGCCCACAGTCCTTCCTCGCCCTCGAGCGTCTCGAAACGGCGAGTGTCTTTTTCAAGGTATAGGATGGTGATGTTGTCTACCGTCAGGTCCGGTCCGATGTCTTTGAACACCGCCTCCACTAATTCCGCGTTCGCGTCCGCGCTCTCCTGCGACGTGTCGATTATCCAGAACGCGAACGACTCCTCGTGCCACGTGTGCGCGAACCCGCCGGTCACGCGGGTCTCCTCGTCCGGCACGACGATGCAGAACGGCTTGTCCTCGTCCTCGGGCGCCTCCGTCATGTAGAGTTCGGCGAACGGGGACGGGCACAGCGTGACCGCGCCGTCGAACCTCTGCTTTATCACCGTGTAGAACGATGCCATTTTGCCGTCGTACGCCCTATCATGTGTCGCTGGATTTGTTTCGTGATCATGATGTGGAGCTTGCGCTTGTTCTTCTTTAACGCCGGTCTCAAGAACGGCCTCGCCTTGATCCCCGGGTGCTTGACCCGCTTGACGAATACCCAACCCCACTCGACCTTGCCGTTCTTGTAGACTTTGCCGGGGAACACGAGCGACTTCTTCCGGACGGCCACGATCGTTCCGCCCTTCGTTCCCTTCTCCAAAAACGCCATGTATTTCTTCGTGGTCCCCACGCTTGCAATCGGTTTGCTGTTGTGGCTCGATGAGAAGATCGACCGCCGACCTTCGCCGGTATTACTGCGCGGCGGCTCACCCGGCTTGCTGTGTTCCTGTTTCATCGGCGCCCCCTTCGCCGGGGTCGTCTCCGTGCCCTTCAGAAACCTCCCTCGCGAATCTCTCTTGCGCTGTTGGGGATAGACGCCACCCTGCATGGATTGCGGGCGAGAACTCTTGGACAAACTCCGCACGACGTATCCCCGCAGCCAATCGGCCGCCTTCTTCACGCCGAGCCTCGCGCCCGTGTCGAGACTTCGCCGCACCTTCGGTCCATGCCATTTGTATCTGAACTTCGCTTTGATCTGCATGCTATTGCTCCTGCTCCCGCTCGTCCGCGAAGATCTTCCACAGCCGGTCCTGTTCGTCGAAGTTGATCGGTTCCGATCGCACGTCGAATATCCGTCCCTCGAACCGCACTTGGTCACCGTTGCTCACGCCGGGCGATTGATGGAAGTACAGCACGTGCGTGATCTCGTAGCCGCGTTGGCTTGCCCACATGATCTCGTTTGAGCTCGCCGGCTGTATCCGCGCCCGATATGATGCCGTCGGGTTCGTAGCGTGTGTCACGACGACGCTGCCCGCCGTCCCGCGAGAGACGGATTTCGGGTGCACGAACACCAACTTGTCGCACAACGTCTCCAGACTCATGCTTCATACCCCAGATTGCTCAGCAGCACCCGCACCTGATGGAACGTGAGCTGCAACGCTTCGTCTATCGTGTATCCGTAGTGCAATATCAGCACCGCCAGTGCCCGAGAAATCTCCATATCACATGAACCTCGCATATGAGACGAATGGCTGCAGGGACCTCTTCACGTCGACCGGAATTATGCGCGCCTGCTCGACCAGGTACTCGACCGAGTAATCGCCCAGCCGTTCGGACTTGATGTCCCCCTTCGTCGTGGCCCCGCGGCGCCCGAATAACCGTTGGATCATCGTGAGCACCGCCAATTTGATGTCGCAGGCGATCCCCGTCGTCAATTCGTCCTGCGTGTAACCCGCCATGTACGTCGCCATCACTGTGCGCGCCCGGGTCGGCCAGTACGCGTTGATCCGCTTGACGATCCCGCTCATGCACAACCCGCTCTCGGTGTAGTCGATGAAGTAATCCGTACCCGCGGTCAGCACCGAACTCGCCGGGAAGTCGTTCGGCCCTTGCCCGCCGTATGCGCTCGCGTCCTCCCGGATCTCGGTGACGCTCCGTACGGGAATCTCCGGCAGTTGCAGTTGTCCGTATTCGGACACGCCGCCCACCGTCGCCGTCTGCACGCGGTCCCCGTGCACGTCGATGTACATGATCGTCGGGTCCTCGTCGGCCCCGCGCCCCGCCCGCGGCAGGTAATGCACGTAGTCCGTGCTCGGTTGTTCGATCGAATATCCCAAGAATCTCTTCACGCTCCGTTCGATCTGCGGGACCACCATGGCCAGCAATCCGTCCTCGTGGTCCGTCACGCTACCGGCGATCCCCAGCCAGGTCAGGTACTCCGCTCTCGCTACTATCGCCATGATGGCCCCCCGTCTATGTCAGGCCCCAGATTCTTCGGAGATCGTCTGAATCGATTTGACGTGTGTGACGAGCACTTCGTAGGCCGCTTTCAAATCAAGGTCTTTGTGTTCTTTGGCACTTTGCCAGACTTGATTTAAGGCATCTTGCACAGTCATTGACATTGATGCTTTCGGGAGATCCATTAACCAACTTTTTTCATTTATGGCGCGATCAAAACGCCAGCCGCGTTTCAAGCGAGACCACAAAGTCGTTGGACGCAAACCATATTGTTTAGCCCACGTAGCAATGCTTTGCTTTTGTCCTTCATATTCAATGAGTCGTACGCTACGTCTATTGCCTCCTTGCTGCTGAGGAGTTGCCCATTGGCAATTGTCAGGTTCGTAATTGCCGTCAGGATCTTTACGGTCAAGTGAATGTTGTGCCGTGGGTGGATCGCCCATGTCTGCATAGAATGCCTTAAAAGATTGCAGCCATTGCTCACAGACTTCAATTCCTCTCGCACCGTAGTTTTTATAGCCCGTATCATTTGGTTGATAACATCTGCGACGCATCGCTAGCCATGCCACATAAACTTTGGTGCCGCTCTTGCCATGAGTCGAATTGCGTAAAGAATACATTGATGCATGCCGTCTTCGCAAACATCCACACGATTTGGTATTTTCCGTTTTCAAATTTGCGTGACTTACCACGCCTAGTTCTCCGCAAGAGCATCGACACAACCAATAATGTCGTTTCTTGTGCCGCCTGTTTCGATCAAATCCTATGTATTCCAATACAGACCAAAGTCCGATAGTTTTGCCTGTGAGATCTTGAAACGTTTTGTGCGTCGGTTTAGAATCTAACTCCAACATCGTTTACCTCCCGTACAGGTAAATGGTGCAGGGCTGACGATGGCCATATCGTCGGCCCTTTGTTCAAGTCAAACCGATATCGCCTCCCAAGGTATAGCCAAGCACGTGAAGAACTCCTCGTTCAGCTTCCTTGATTGCATTTGCCGGAT